GTAAAGAGACGGACTCTGTTATATTTATTTATCTTCTTCGCATTCCTTAGATAAATCCTCTGCCATTTGACCACCTATTTCTGCACCCTGTTCCATACCCATCATTGTAGCAGCACCAGCAAGAACCCATCCTACTATAGGAACAGATGCTAGTCCAGTGTTAGTAACAGCAGCAGTTCCAAGACCACCACCAACTAATCTACCTGTTTGTTCTCCACCACCTTTCTTCTTAATACAAGCAATTTCTTTTGCACTTAATCCACCACTCTTACTTTTTGATGGAGAAAGATAATACTGTTCATGTGATGATGCTTTCTTAGTTCCTAACCCTAACAATCCAGCAGGTCTCTCAACTCCTTCAGACTTGACTAATACTCTAGGATCATGTGCTCTATAATTTATAGTATATCCTTCTTTATTTGCAGTAACATTATAAGATGTATATTCTCCAATAGGTAAATTCAACTGAGGGAATGATTCTTTTCTTGCAATCATTCCTATCATTCCTATATGAGATAAACCTAAGAGTGCTCCTAGGCTAATTCCTATCCATTTTTTCATAATGATATATCACTAGTTTATTATATAGACATTTTAACTTGCAGTAAGGGTTTTTGTAATTTTGAATACAGTTGAATCTGAAGATGTGGGAGTTGCCAAAAGTCTTAAACTTCCACTATTAATATCTGCATCAAACGTAGCAAGATTTACTCCAGTCCTTATAGTTCCAAACTCTGATAGGTATGCATTAGTCCCATCATGCAACACATTAATAGTTGTCATTTGATAAGATGACCCTCTTGTAATCTGAACTTGATATTGTGCTGATCTATATGATGAAGCAGTAAAACTATCTACAGATGCTTGAGATGTTGCTTCTTTAGTAGATGATCCACTCTCAATTCTAACAACAGAAGGACTACCAAAATCTATTCCACTTCTAGCAGTTATAAGACCAACAACGTCTATATTAGTTACATCTTCGTATGTAAGAGTTCCTCCAATAGTGACGTTACCAGTGAATGTTGCACCTACACCAGTAACATCTTGAACTGTAATACTAGGAGTTCCTGAGAGACCTTGAGAAGTAGTTGATATACCTGCTGTTTTTGCATATCCAGCATTTGTTGCATCAGTAGCAATTCCTGCAGTGGTAGCATAAGTTGCTATGCCAGAACTAGTAGCATAAGTTGCTATACCAGCAGTTTCGGCATATGTTGCTATTCCTGCAGTTTCGGCATATGTTGCTATTCCTGCAGTTATTGCATATGTTGATATACCTGCTGTATTTGCATATCCAGTATTACTACTTCCACTCTCTTCTGCAAACTTAAACTTATAAGGTGCGTCTAGGGAAGTATCTACTTTTAGAACATATCCATTATATGCACTTAAATTAGTAGCAACACCAACAATATCATCAAGGTATTGGAGTTTGGTTTCTCCACCACCACCAAATGATGCTAGTTGTTGCTGAACCCTATTAACAAATAATTGATAGTTTTCCTGCAACCTTTCATAGGTTACAAACTTCTGATCCAATGGAGTTAATGGATCTTCATTATCAGTATCAGGTGGTTCAGTTAAAAGATTCTCTTGTAGATCTTGTTTCTGAGTTTCTTTTATTTGATCTACTATTTCACGTATTTCTTTAATACCAATATCAAATTTATGATTTAATTCTTCAATTTGTTCATCATAATATTTTACTTCTGGTATAGCAGATATTTTTTCTTGTAGTTCGTCAAAATACTCTTTTAAAGAACCAGTGATGACATTTTGAGATTCAATATTTTTAGTATTAAATTCCTTTACTTTTTTCTCAATATTTTCCTTTAAAAGATTGTATTGACCTAATATTTGTTTTTTTAATTTTCTATCATCATCTTTTAGATGGAGTCTATACTCATGTATCTGATCAGAAGATTTTTTTAATTCTTCATATATCTTTTCACTAGTTTCTTTTAAATCTATCTTTAGATTATCAATTTCAACTTTCTTATCAAAATCTTTTACTTCAACATTTTCTGAGAATTGTTGAATTTCATAGTTAAACTTATCTCTTAAAGAATTTAACTCATCATCATAATTTGGAATATTAGATACAAATTCCTTTAATTCAGAAAAACTTTCTTCTAAATTACTTACTTCTTGATCATAATATTTTACTTCTGGTAAATCAGATATTGTTTGTTTAACCTGATCTATTTCTTCATCATAATACTTTACTTCAGGAACTACTGGTATCTTAGAGCGTAACTCTTCAATAGTTTCTGATATCTTTTCAAGATCATCATCATAATATTTTATTTCTGGAATATCTGGTATATTATCTCTTACTTCATTAACAAGACCAACTAATTCATTCCACTCAGGTCTTTTGATAATATCAATAAACTCATAATCCCTAAACTGCATATCAGGACTATATTCCTGAACAGAGATGCCACCAGTAGTTTCTATTTCTTCACCACCAGCACTTTCTTCCTCAATATAATCCTCAATATAATCCTCAATAGTTGGTAAATTCTCATCAACTATTTTATCTTCTACTGAAGGTAAATCTGGTTTTTCGTATATTACTTTTTCTTCTAAATCTACAACATACTCTTCAACAGAAGGTAATTCTTCTACAACTTTCTCTTCTGTTATAAATTCATCGACTGATGGTAATTCTACAGATTTTTCCGTAAAATCATCCAACGACGGCAATTCGTCTTTCGGCATTTTATGAGTATGTTAATACTTCAGGATTTCTCTCCTTTTTTTATTTATTCTGTTCCTTCACTCCATTTTTTAACAACTTAGCTAGTTCTGCTGTAGAACCAACAAATAGTGCATTATTGACTGTATTTGGTCCTTTTTGAGTACTCTCTTCCTCAACATCTTTTAGTTTTTTCTGAAGATCCATTAACTTATCAGTGGCATCAGAAACACTCTTAATTAACTGCCCTGCAACCTCATATGCCCTTGGCATCTCACTATCCTGTGCTAGTTCAAGAATACCATTAATTGCCTCCTGACCCTTCTCTATGATGCTATAAAGGTTACCACGAGTATACTCATAGTCTTTAGTTATATCATCTTTAGTAAACCTGTCGGGTCTGTTTATACCAACATTACTAACATCCTTAAGTTGATCTTTTCTAGGAGCACAACCATTTTCAGGGGTATCATCAACTTCAACCTCAGTGGGTGTTATATTAAAAGCATCATCTAAATGGTTTTTCACTTTACTCTCCAACTAAAGTTCCACTAAATCCAAAGTCATCCCCTTCCTCTACTAATACGTTATCGGCAGCAGTAATAGATTTAACTGATGTACCTCTTATATGAGCAAGTTTGGTAGTTCCATCTTGTCCTCTCTTAACAGTTAATTTATTACCATCAACTGCTTTAACATATAGTTCCTCTCCACCAAGATCGATATAGACACTTGTTGAACCAGAAGATGCTGTAATAGTACTTCCATCCTCAACCTCAAATGTAGTCTGAGTCTTAGTAATATCTTGAGCTAGATTGGTAAGAACAGTTCCATCATAGTTCTGAATTGCTCTAGGAACAACAGAGTATGTAAGATTGCGTGTTGCGTTGGAAGTATCTGTACCAGTGAGGTAATTGACAGTAGATTTTGTAATAATATCCTTGGAAGCATCCTGAACAGGACCGAATAGGTATGTCTTAGCAGTAAACCTTAATGTATAAAGGAGAACTCTTCTTGACTCAAAATCACCTTCATAATCATCTTGCATAGTAATATTTTCAAGTATTACTGGAATATCTCTTTTCTCATTAATAGCTCCTACTAAATTAACTGTTAGATTGTAAGAAGGTTGGAAATAAGGTAATATCTGTTCTGTAATCTGTAACGCATCATCATTTAACTTACACATAATAGCAAGTTCAAATTGCATATTATATGGAACGGGCATATAAACTTTCTTCTCATCAGGAGTATCTGAATCTGGATTCTGAACTACAATCTTTTGAGTAGAAGTAACCTTTCTACCTGGATCATAAGTTAAACCAGTAAACTCAAAAGACATCCTTGGTAAAGATAAAGATGTTGCTTTATTAAGATCTGGAGATTGAGTTAATCTTGCTAAAAACTTCTGAGTAGGTCCATATGCAAGAGGAACCCTGATTATACTAGCGTCAGTTTCCCCACCACTTTGCTTAATGGATATTGTATTGAATAGAGTACCAAAAGAAATAATGGTTCTCCTCAAAATTTCGTTATAAAAATATTCAAACATTTTTAGAGTCCTATTACCTTATATTTAGGGAATACCGAATGGGTTCTGTTCACTGAAGTCTAAAATATCATCTGCAGCAGATTCTATATTGACATTATCAGCAAATCCATCCTCTGGCGGATCTTCACTAACAACCCTTAATGCATGAACAGCACCCGAAGAACTACCAGTTATATTTTCTCCAATACTAAACATTCCAGATACGTTTGCTACCTCTAGAACATTTGTAGTAGCACTCCAAGTTCTTACTCTTCCCTTCACACCTGTAATAGATCCTGTAACGATTTCATTAAACTTGAAGTTACCACTATTATCGAGTGAAGGATCTCCAATCGTAATTGTTGGACTAGAAGTGTATCCAGCACCAGCATTTGTAATATTAATAGCAGTAATGGTTCCAGCAGAACTTACGACTGCTTCAGCAGTTGCCTGTGTATTTCCTGCTCCAACAGGTGCAGTAATTGTTACAGTAGGTGCTGTAGTGTATCCAGAACCTGCATCAGTGAGTGTTACTATACCAACTGCCCCATCACCTATAAAGACGGTTCCAGCAGCACCTGAACCCCCTCCACCAGTTACCTGAAGAGTAGGTGCTAGAGTGTATCCAGCACCTGGATTTGTAATAACAACCTGCTGTACAGATTTTAGATTATCACTAATATTCTTATTGCATACGTTTATTCCACTAATCATCGTGGCAGTTAAAATACCTGTTACACCACCTACAGGTGCAGAACTAACTCCAATAGTTGGAATAGCACTATATCCACCACCTCTATTACTTAAAGTAATTAATCTAATAGATCCTTCAGTATTAAATCCAATTACAGCACTTGCAGTTGCTCCTGTTCCAACTAATGTTAGAGTTTGAGATGATCCTAGTAGTGTAGAAAGACCATCTTCAGATGTTCCATCTGCATTATCACCTGTTAGATTATCATCAATCTCAGCAACTCCTGTATCAATAACTTCATCTTCGTAACGGAAGAGTTCACATTTGAGAGTATAAACATAATTCTTTCTTAGTTGATAGAAAGGTTTCTCATGCTCAACATATTTGATTTCAAATAAACGATCACCTAATGGAAAATAAACTAGATCACCCTCTTTAGGTCTGGTAGTTAACTTTACATTAGATTCGTTTTTA